TCAATTAGAACGAAAATGCTACGGAATGGAATTAGACCCAAAGTATTGCCAGGTAATAATAGACCGAATGCTTAAACTTGACCCAACGATTAAAATTAAAAGGAACGGAGTAGATTATGGCATATAAAACAGATGAATTAGAGAAGAAATCTTTAGAGGCAATAGAAAAACATAAATTGTTCTTTATTGAGGATGTAGTAGCGTTTTTGCCTTGTTCAAAGCCTACTTTTTACGAGCATAAACTGAACGAATCTAACGCTATAAAAGAAGCACTCGAAAAAAACAAAGTTGAGATTAAAACATCAATGCGTTCAAAGTGGTATAAAAGCGAAAACCCTACTTTACAAATGGGATTATATAAGTTAATCGGAACACCTGAAGAAGCCGAACGATTAGGTACTACTTTAAAACATACTGGAGGTATGGATTTGGGTATTACTTTCAACGAGACCAAAACCTATGATACTAACGAAGAAGCAGACTAAAGCGCTCGATAGATTAGAAGACAACAAAACAAGCGAGGTTATATTTGGAGGCGGAGTAGCAGGAGGCAAATCAGCACTTGGCGTTTATTGGATTATTAAATGCTGCTTAAAATATCCAGGTTCCCGATGGTTAATGGGTAGAGCAGTACTTAAGACTTTAAAAGATACTACCTTAAATTCGTTTTACGATGTATGTAAACTGCAAGGTATTAAGTCAGGGCAACACTATATTTATAACGCTCAATCTAATATTATTACATTCTCAAATGGTTCGGCTATTTACTTAAAAGACTTGTTTCAATACCCTTCAGATATTAATTTTGACGAATTGGGCAGCTTAGAAATTTCTGGAGCATTTATTGACGAATGCAATCAAATTACAGAGAAAGCCTGGAACATAGTTAAGTCAAGGATTAGATACAAGCTAACAGAGTTTAAAATAATACCAAAGATGCTCGGCACTTGTAACCCTGCAAAGGGATATGTTTACAATAACTTTTATAAACCTACAAAGGATGGAACAATTAGCGAAAGCAAAGCTTTTATACAATCTTTAATACAGGACAATCCTTATATTTCGGAGCATTACATTCAGTCTTTGCAATCATTAGATAAGTTTAGTAAGGAGCGTTTATTATTTGGTAACTGGGAATACGATGACAACGATAATGCTTTAATACAGTACGATAAGATAATTGACTTATTTACTAATGAGCATATTCCAAATGGTAAAGGATATATTTCAGCCGATATTGCTCGTTTTGGTAAGGATAATACTTTAATTATGGTTTGGAGTGGCTTTAGAGTAACCGAGATACACAAGTTAGCTAACAAGGCAACAAACGAAGTAGCAGCATTCATTAAGCATTTAAGTAAAAAGCATTCAATCCCTTATTCTCAAATTATTTGTGATGAAGATGGGGTCGGTGGCGGTGTGGTCGATTATGGATTTAAAGGATTTGTAAACAATAGCAAAGCATTAACAGGTAATTACATTAACTTAAAATCGGAGTGCTATTACAAGTTAGCGGAACTAATCAATCAAGCTGGAGTATGGGTAATGACTGAAGATGTAACTATAAAAAAGGAATTAACCGAAGAACTTGAATGGGTGCAAAGGCATAACGCTGACAAAGACGGTAAACTTGCGGTGCTACCTAAAGACAAAGTTAAAGAACATTTAGGAAGGTCTCCCGATATAAGTGATGCGCTAATGATGCGGATGTGGTTTGAACTTAAGAAGTTTGAGTTCGTAGTTATCTAAATTTATCGTAAATTTGTAAAAATAATTGCTTATGAATCTCATACAAAGAATTAAAGCTGCTATATTACCTACTCAAGGTTCAGATGCAGGTAACAAATACAATCAATCTTTATTCTCTTATTTTAACGGAATATTCTTTAACATACCTAATAATCCACGAGCGTATGTAAGGAATGGCTATCAAGGCAACCCTGATGTATTTGCTATTATTAATATGATTGCTAAAAAGGCTGCTTCAGTTCCTTTTTATGTTTATGAGATAGACAACAAAAAGAGTTTTAATAGAACAAAGAATAATAAGTTTAACCTAATTAAAAAGGGATTAACCGAAGTAGAAGGCACTGACTTGAATAAGCTAATTGCAAGACCAAATGAAATGCAAAGCCAACAGGAGTATATTGAATCTTTAGTTTCTTTTTTAGAGATTACAGGTAACGCTTACTCTTATAAATTTATGCCTGAAGTAGGAAGAAACAAGGGAGTACCTACTAAATTATATCCTTTACCTTCACAATTCACACAAATTATAGGAAGTGGTACTTTTGAGCCAATTAGTGCTTATAAGCTACAAATAGGAAACCAAGAAATAGAATTTAAAGTAAACGAAGTAAACCATATTAAGTTCTTTAACCCTGACTATAATGTAAGTGGTAATCAATTATATGGAATGAGTCCTTTAATGGCTGCTTGGGAAACTGTTTCAAGTTCTAACGAAGGCACAAGGGCAAAAGCTAAAGCATTTATTAACGGTGGTGCAGCAGGTCTTTTATTCTCTGGAGATAAGGACGCAATGTTAGACGGAGAACAAATAAGTAAGATTAACCAACAAATAGACACAAAGCTAACAGGTGCAGACAATTACAAAAGAATAGTAGCTACTAACGGTATTGTTGATTACAAGCAAATTGGAATGAGTCCAGCAGACCTTGAGATTATCAAATCAATAGGAGCGGATAGAGATACTTTATGTAGAGTGTTTGGTGTAGACCCTATTTTAATGGCTACTGATTCTGCTTCTTACAACAATAAGGAAATGGCTTATAAAGGATTAGTAACTAATACGGTTATTCCTATTCTAAATATGATTAGAGGTATGTTTAACGAGGTTGCTTTATACTACTCTTTAAGAGATGGCAAAGAATACTACATAGACTACGATGTTCAAGCGTTTCCTGAAATGCAAAAGGATATGGAGAAGATTGTAACACAGATGAAAGAATCTTGGTGGATTACTCCTAACGAAAAAAGAGATGCAATGAATTACGATAGATTAGATGAAGCTGATATGGACAGAATTTTAGTCCCTACCAACTTGACTTATCTTGATGAATTAGGAATGTCGGATAAAGCGTTATAATGACACAAGAAGAATTTGATACTAAACTACAAAAGTATTTAGAGACTTACGGCTATCGTTTATTCTCTAAAGCCTTAAAACAATCTATTCAGCCAATTATAGATGCTTTAAATGAATCGGAATCGGTTGCATTTACTAATTCTATTGCAGGGATGCTTTACACAGGTGTTCCTATTTCAACGGCTATGCAAACTTTTTATAATACGGCTTGGAATAAACAATCACGAGGTTATGTTAAATGGCTTAAGGCTAACTTACCACCCGAAGCGACAATAGGTGTAGGCTTTGAGAATCCAATTATGGATGCAGCTTTAAAAGATTACTTTAACACCATAGGCGGTCAGCACATTAAAGATATTAACGATACAAGTCTTAAAAGGATTCAAACGGCATTCCAAAGGGCATTAGAAAATAACGAAGGCTTTAGAGGCGCAGAGAAAAGATTAATTAAAGAAGTAGGGATGTCAAAGACAAGAGCAAGATTAATTGCAAGGACTGAATCTTTAATGGTAACTAATGCTTCTAAATTTACTCAATGCGAATTGATGCCTATTGAAATGGAAAAGACCTGGTTACACGACCATCCAAAGATGCCGAGAGATTGGCACATAGCTTTAAGTGGTAAAACTATTGACTTGGATAAGAAGTTTAACGCTGATGGTAGAATGATGAAACATCCAGGAGACCCAGCAGGTGGAATAGAAAATAACGCTAATTGCAAATGCACAATGCTTACAAAAGCGAAGTTAGATAAGGAAAATAATATCATATATAAATAATTGCTAAAAAAGTTAGTATCTTTGTATATCATAGTTTGGTGTTTTGGTTTTAGGGTGGGTGGTAAAACATCCACTCTTTTTTAAACACTATAAAATTAATCGCTTATGAAAAATATAAGTTTCAAAAATTACGATGCTTCTATCAAAGACCTT